GGTTTGGTTCACAGGTGGAGGATTCCACATTTGGGCAAAGTTGGACAACGAATACGTGTTGCCTCCTGAGAAAATGGCTGACCTTTTGTTCTCAGGGCGCATGAAAGTCAATGATTGGGTAAAGCGATTCAATCTCAAGACTCTTGACCCTGTGGTTTCGTTTAGACCAGATCGGCACATTCGAATCCCCAACACATTCAATTTCAAACGGCAAATCTGGGGCATTCCTGTCAAGCATGAGGATTTGGAGGTAGGATGGGATTTCATCGTTGAGAAAGCGAAAGAGCCACAACCAGGGATGCACCTTTACGGGGAGTGCGGTATGCCTCTTGAAATCGTTGAGCGAAGTTCTGTTGATATGTTCAAGAGTCGCTACAACGAACAAACCAAATCGTTTGAAATGGAAAACATTGACATTGACATTGAACGTATCAACAACATTCCTATGTTGCCCTGCTTGGCTCAGGCTGCGTGTGAGAAGGGAAGCAACCCTCCGCACAAACCCCGATCCTATTTGATGATGTATCTAATGGATTACTTTCGCAACTTCGCTCGACCCGCAAGGGAGGCAACAGTTCCAAATCAAGAGGTGTTGTCATTGACTCATGCCTTCATACGCTCATTGGAATGGGCGGATTATTCACCAACTGAAACATCAAAATACCTCACGCATGGCGTTGAGAGGTATTACCTTACACCGACTTGTCCCACCATTTACCATGAGGGTCTATGCGTGGGCAAATGTCCGTATTACGATGAAAAGGGGGCAACTGCATGACCGATGATAAAGAAGAACTTGATGAAATCCGAAGAAAGAAGGCCGAAGAAATGCTGCAAGCACACCACAAGGGAGAAGCACCGCCAGAAGTGTTGGATTGGTCATTCCGTCGATCCAATCAAACTGGATTTTTTGAGATATGCCAAAAAGACAACATGGTTGCGATTACGCAAGACCCAAATTGGGCAAACTTGGTCGTGGATATGTTGAACAGCCTTACGTTGGCTCAACAGGTGATTGGTGATGAAACATGACCGACCAACGAATCCTCTTCATTGACAACCGAGAACGTTCAGGGCTTGAGCAATTGGTCATGAAATACTGCGAAAAAAACAAACTGAACTTCCAAATGCGGCAAACGCTCATCACCGATTACTGCTTCGCTGACGTTGGAATTGAGGCCAAGTCCATTGACGATTACCTATCGAGCCTTTACTCAGGGCATTTGGAACGGCAACTGCAAAACCTTGAGGACAATTACAACTCAGCAATCCTCATTGTTCATGGAACACTTGATCAGCATATCGCCAAAGGAAAGAAGCGTGGAAAGAAAATCCCCTATGCAAAAGTGTTCGGTTCGTTGGCGAGGTTTTCAACCGATTACGACATCTCAATCTTAACGTTCCCCAACAAATCGTTGGCTGCACGTTTTATCTGCAAACGCTTTGAGAAGCATGGAACACTTGGTTCATCCTCCACGTATCGTTTGCTTCGCAAAACGGCGACGGAGGACATGCGAATTGACATTTTACAGGGGGCAGGATGTAGCCTGTCCATCGCTAAACGCCTACTTGAACTGCATGGGTCAATCGTTGAAATCTCAGGACTGACCGCAAAGGAACTACAAGCCGTGGAAGGCATCGGTAAAGTTCGAGCCGAGCGAATAGTCAAGGCATTCAACTCCGAAGAACCGATTGTGCAAGAGAAAGTGAAAATGTCAAGAGCGTGATGGCGTGAGGCTTGAAATACCCAACCATGTGTGGAAAGACTTGCCCACAATTGAACAGGAGAAATTGACATGTTATTGAAACCATCATCGGACTCAGGAGATCGCAAGTGGTATGATTACACCCTCGTTAAAACCCCATACGAAGGTTCGAAGTTCATCAAGGAATACATTGAGCGATTCAACACGGTTTCATTCTTCAACGAGTTCGCAGGGATGCTTTCTTTGTTCTACGTTGTGGGTCAAGTGATTGCCCCGTATGTTCGTGTTCCTATCCACGGAACCCACCTTGATACCAGGGTTCACGTGTATTGGATTCAACAATCAAGGACGGGCAAATCAGCAGCATACGAGTTCACCAAGCAGTTGCTTGATGCTTGCGATGTTGAGAGTGCCAAGTTCACATCTGGTTCGGATGCAGGGCTTCTCGGACACGTTGATGCTGAACCCGAATACGATGAAAGCGGAAAGCCAACGGGGAAAGTGAACTACGTCGTTACCAAGGGTCTGCTGAACGGCTACAAAACCCTGCTCTTTGATGAGGCAAGCGTTCTCCTTGACGATAAGAAGTCCTACTTCTCCGAAAAAATCCTGTATCTCCAAGAGGCTATGGCTTCGATTGGATCGGCAACAAACAACTTGGCAAAGGTGCTGAAAGGTGCTGATATTCAGGTGGTATCTGGCGTTTCAATTTGGGCAACGACGTTCCCTCCAAAGGACATCATGCACCACGTCCTTGAGAAAGGATTTTTTCAGCGTGTATTCCTTTATCAAAATGACGTAAGCCAAGAACAGCGTCAAACCACCAGCGAACACCGACTTCAAGGAACGTATGTCCCTGTTCCCCAGAAGGTTTGGGGATATGATGCGCTGGCAGCATTCATCCTTGAGAAGCGAGATGAAATCAAGAAGCGGTTGCTCAAAGCAGCGAGTCTTAGCGATGAGGAATGGGAAGAGATGGACGACATGGAAAGGGACATGATAGCCAACCGTCATGCCTACGACATTTTCACCGTGGACGAATCTTACCACGCAGCCTTACTCAACGCAACCACGGATTACTACGAACTGGTAAATCAAATCCATGATGTCAATGTGCGTGAAACCGCAACATCGTTTATTCCCAACATTGAAAATTACACCATCACTTTTGGAAACATCATCGCAACCATCATGGGTTCATCCGTAATCACGGCTGACCACATCATGATGGCAACTGAAATCATTTACGACAACCTTCACAATTTGGTTATTTGGCTCGAACAGAAGCAGGATTTCAAAGCGAAAAAGAAGCGAGATGCTTCCCTGCATGAATGGAAGGTTGCTTACAACAAATGCCAAAAGTTGGCTCATTCCCGATCCAAGCGTGAGTGCGTGAAGAAGAAGGATTTGGAGAAAGTGTATGCCGTAGATCAGGGCGTGAGTGTCAAGACGGCACAACGTCGCCTCCAAAAACTGACTGATTCTCCCGATGCTGACCGATTGATGGACGGTAGAAACGCCTTCATTGCGTTCAACTGGTGAGAGGATGAAGGCATATCGAGATAAGGTCATGCAAACGTGCGTGGGCTGCGATACGGACGTTTTAGCCATCCGAATAAACGGCTTTTATGCGGGAAGTCGTGAGAGAATCTTCTTATGGGAATGTCCAATGTGCCAATATATCTGGCGAAAGCCAAGACCTGTGGTGAAGGACAATGAGGTGTGATTGCGACTCCTGCAATTTGTTTGTCAAGGCCATGAAAGGTCGCCACGATCCTTACGTCAATTCGTGGGATGAGCCATTGTTGGTTGAGGCTTTGCTCAAGGGCAGGAAAAAGAAGTCCAAGCCATTTCACGGCTACAATCCAAACCGCCACAGTCGCAAAGGAGGATTGAACGCCAAGGGACGTGCCAAGTTCAAGCGTGAAACAGGTGCAAACCTCAAGCCTCCCGTTACGACCAAGCCATCAAAACTCAAACCTTGCGCTCGAATGTCTGGCGTAAAAGGACCGACCAGTAAAGGCGGTAAATTGACTCCGAAAGGTGCAGCATTGAAAAGGTGGAATTGTTAATGGGATATTTTGAAACGGCTTGGTATTTGATGAAGGAAGAGTCAAACGACAAAGAGGCATTGATTCGTTGCCTAAAAGGAAAGGGCGGTGCGGCCTCTTTGGAAGAGTGTTGTAAATCGTGCAACCTTAGCATGGATGAGTGCAAATCTCTTATCCGTAGCATGGACAACGTGAAAATCAGTCCACATGGCGACGTAATTCTCATGGATGGGTTGTGAAGCATTCAATGAGATGATACGTCATGTCAAACACCAATCTATCCGAAGGTCATGAGAAGACCTCATCATCAACGTATCAAAATGATGGATTGCGTGATTCGGATGTCCTCACCAGCCCTTCTTTGACCAACTGGCTTGAGCGAGGCAACGGCAACGGTATTATTCCGATCACGCTCAACAGATACGACGAATCCGACAGGAATAACCCTGTAAGCGGTAATTGTTGTGTTCGACCAAACGGAACAATTGGAAGCACGAAGCAACTCTTCGTGGACGCTGGCGTTGCTCAACTGGATGGCATGTTCTACAACGTGGGTTCAGCATCAACCTTGGACATCACCGCCACAACCAACTATCACAGCCCTTACCACGCAAGCGCAATTCCAAATGGAAGCAACCCTGCTGATGAGGCCATCTTGTTGGTGTATGTAGATCCTCGATTGCCAAACAACGTTGGTTTTGTCTTCGGTTCATACGTTGATACGGCATCAGGGTTATATCCACAATCGCCATCAAATCACCTTGTCTTGCAGAACACGGTGCTTGCAGCAGTTCGTGTAGGCAAAGGAGCAACACACCCCGTTATTCTCGCCATTGAGGATAAGAGGTCATTTATTCGGCCTGGTCCTGTCCCGCTATCAGCAATTGAACACAATGATGGTTCGGAAGAAAACCTGCGGAATGACTTTGTTTCAGGATTCAATGCAGCAAACCTTCCAATCACCGATCTTGGTGTTTTGTTTGCACGAAATCCTGATGGTTATGCACCGTTCCCTCAAGGAGTTGGTCAAACGCATTTGTTCTTTCAATCCGACCAAGGTTTGGGGAGAAATCCAAATGGCGGTGGTGCGTATCAAATTACACCCGTTCACAGGACGGCAAAGACTCCGCTAATCCCACATTCTGTTGGTTCTTCATTGGTTCTTCCTTTTGGAACCGCCGCCCCTAATGGTCTTTTGTTCAAACCATTATTGAGTGAAGACGGTCCCCCCCCAATTCACTTGGTTCGAGTGGACATCTTCGGCCCTCTCAACGACTATTTAGGCGTTCTCATCGAGGGATTACACTACACGGTGAACGCTGGCGATTTAACGATTAACGATCCTGGGACATACCCTGGCCTTGGGAGCGCATGTAATCATGTTGTTATCACTTACACGCATTCGTGCCATGTTTAGAACTCAAACAACGACTTTGTTTGAGGCTGGTCTTTTCTTGACAGGATAGGATATGGAGTTCTTTCACCAGCCTTAGCACGTTCAACAGCGATTATCGCATCCTCGCCCAATCCGTATGGAATTAAAGATTTCATGTGGTATTGAGGTAAGCGAATCCCGCTTGGAAGGGTCAAGGACTTGATACCTTGAGTTCCAGTAGTTGCCCCTCTTGGACCCCATGCGTGATACACTCCTGCATCCCCTTCTCTTTTGATGTTATCACGGCTTGGAACTTCCAATACACGATTTCCATAAATTGATTGAAGTTCTTCCAATGTTTGGTCAAAGATGGGTGCGGCAGGGTTCAAACCAACCCTTGTGTGTGGACGTGGCATCCAAATGTCGCCAGCGTTTGTCCACAAATCGGTTGGCTTACGTGAAGGAATGTCGGGGTGTCCTGGTATGTCGTATCGAGGCATTCCCAACAGTTCTGCAAACGGACCAGAATACGAAGCGTGGGTAATAGTTGCAGGTGGATTTTTCTTTCCAGTTGCCCTCATTTCAGGGCGAACACCCAATGGTCGTCTTCCCATTTCAGGCTGATACCTCATCATACCTGTTGGGTTCTCAAGCCACCAATACATTGGGTCGTCGGGATCACGCCCTTCAATGTTCAATCGGTAATCTTGAAGATCGTCAATCAATCCCAATGTGTGATTCATCAAACGACGGCCTCTCATGGCCGCTTCATTTTTTGGTGTTGGACCTACGCTTGGGTCCAAGAAAAAATCAAGGTCGCCAATGTTCCTTGCGTAATTGAAAGCATCCTTTTTTGCTTTGTTCTCCGTTGGCGACCAGTCCTCCCATCCTGCCGCCTGTGCAGCGATTGAGAAACCTTCACATGGCGGAGAGGCAAAAAACACATCGGGAGTTCTACCGTCCAGTCGATCTATGATGTCTTGTGCGCTGAAATTGAGAATGTTTCCTGGTAATTCTGGCATGTAGCCCAAATCGTAGTCTGCCCAACTTTCTTCGGGATTCCCCAAATACATGATTTCGTTTCGTAAGACATTGTGGCCTCGGTCTTTTGCTGCCGAAGCCCAACCTGCGTCAATATCAGGATTGCCACCTGCGCCAGCGTAGCCTTCGAAGACATCCAATTTGTCTTGTTTCACAATGCCCCATGCAATCTCAAATGGCATAAAGCCTCACCTCTTTGTGCTGGCTCTTTTACCACCTGCGCCCAATTGACGGCGCATGGCAGGGCGGATAGTTCCCCTCCCTTTGTTTCGCTTGTATCTACGTTTTGTCCTCTCACGTTGAACTTTGCGTGAAACGTCCCACTTGCGATGCTCGGCTTGTCGGTATGGCCTGTCGCTGATGTTTGAGCGTGTATAGCCTCGGAAGCGACCTTTTGTGATTGAATCCCATGCGGCCTCAAATGGATCGCTCTTGACCACCGTTGGCTTTCCACCAACCCCCTGTGGCTTTGACCGCTTCCTTCGAGTTGCTGCCTTCTTCTCCTTTGCACTCATTGAACGTGAGGTCTTGGGGGTGTCCTCGCTAATTTTCTTTGATGGTCGGCACTTGGGATAGCCCTTACTATCGGTTTTGGCTTCACCACGCCCACAGGGAGGGTGCTTGCCGTCTTTGTCTTTACGTGAAACGTCCACCCATTTCTCTTTGAACCATCGCCTCAAGTCCTTTGAGATGAGATCGGAAACGGGAACATCAATCATCTTACATCCCTACCCAAGCATCACACGTATGATCTGCCCTGCAATTGAAATCAAACCATTCGCAATATCCAGTCATTGGATTCTCAGTTGCGGATTCATCCCACGCTTTGCAGTTGCCACAGCATTTGTTGTTTGTGCATTTTCGATAATTGGGAGCGTCCTCTTTGGCTTTCATCAAAGCCCAAGCCTCGTTGAACGCTTCCTGCGATAACATCAGACTCCCGCCTGTTGGTATTCATCGTAGTAATCCATGAAACCTTCAGCAACCTCTTCCCAATCTATGTCATTCCATGAATCAGTTGTTCCGTCATAATCAGGCCGTGATAACTCTTCATGAAGCCCCTCAATCGGCATCATTGCTGCTGGTAGAATACTTGTAGCAAGCAAAGCCTTTGTTTCCTCTCTTGTTTCACCCATATTAACTGATGATTGGATGGCGTTTATCACCTTGAAATAAATCTCTTCCGTGTTATGCGCCCAAAGTTCGGCACTACGAGTTGCCGTTTCAATGCTTTTTTTAACGGACTTCCACGCCTTCTCAAATGCCGTCATTTCTTCTTCCCCTTCTTGCTCTTTTTCTTCCAGCCGCCGCCTTTGGATTTATACCATTTAGCAGCCCAACCGTTAGCGTAGGCAGAAGGATAAACCTTGAACTTAGAACGTGCCTTTGATTTGGCTTGCGCCCAAAGACCAGGATTGGTTGGGGCGTTGTCGCCCTTCTCATCCGATTTTGAAAGTCCGAACTCGTCTTTGAAACGCTTTACCGCCTCTTCTTTCGTATAGCCTGAGTATCTCCGACTTTTCCTATGGTTTCCAATCATGGCTGAAACTTCAACCGTTTCGTTTCCAACAGACACGCTTACGTCGTCGTCGTTTTTCATCAATTCCCATGCAATCTCAAATGTTTCATCCATCTCTTTTCCTCTCCTTCATACGATTTCGTAAAGACCGATCTCTTGCTTCCATCATTTCTCTTCGGATTTTTTCTTGATGCTCTCGCATTTTCCGTTTAGCGTATCTGTTCCGAACTGAGGCGGGATAGGGCATACCGCCCAATGTCGCCCACGAAAAAGGAGGCGGTCTTTCCCCTGACATATCCTGATCATGGCGGTATCGAATGTTGGCATCAGGATGCCTTTCCAACAAAGCATCCATAGCACCAGAAGTTGCTCTTTCATTGCCTTCTTCATCAATGTAGCCCAACACTTCTGGAATAACTACGCCATCATACTTGCGTTGTCCGTAAAGAACACGATTGCCTTCAACCATACGCTTGCCTTCTTCAACCCTTTCTCTTGGTCCAATGAAGTTCTTGAGCAAATCCCACGCAACATCAAATGTTTCGCTCATTTTATCGAACCTCCATCAAAATATCCACACGGACTTCATTCGTGCCGTTCTTTGTGATTGGCATAAATGTAGCCCTGAAACTTGGCGAATCAAGAGGGTTTATGCCGTGAAGCACAATCTCCGTGATGTCCTGTTCGCTGGACAATTGAGTGTCAAATAATGCGCTCACCGAGATTGTCCGATCATCAATACGTTGAATGGTGGTATCACGGCTCATTTTGGTGTTCCCTGCGCCTCCATCACGGCTTGAGGCATCGGAAGCCCCAGAACCAAGCGAACACTTCTTGATGAGCGTTTGGAGGTGGTCGGTCAAAGCGGCTTTGAGGGGGTCAAGAACTGGCATGTCATTTCACCACGTAATTTCGGCTCTTGCTCATGCCGATGGGGAACCCTCTTTTATTTCCATCCCGAACACCTATCTTTCCAAGTCCGTTTTTGTGCCTTGCACCGATGATGAAACCTGTTTCATTGACGTTGCGAACACGGACTCGATGAACAGTTATCACGTTGAAAGCAGCCGACATTGTGATGTTGTTTTGAATGTCCTTATCCCCTGCACTTTGACTGATACCGCTAACGTCAATTGTGTTTGTTTTGACATCGGACAAAAGACCCTCAATGCCTTTCTCGTATTGTCCAATGATGAAATCGGAACGTAAAGACTGGTAGTTGTGTTTGGCTTCAAAGACGGCAAACTTGCCAACGACACCTTGCGTTGGGAAATTGACATCCACAATGTCGCCAGCCAAAACAGATGTAGCGTTCATCATGCCCTTGATGGAGATCATCGGTGCGCCATTCTCGGCTCTCGCAAGCAACGTCTTTGCCAACTTACGTGCAGCAGCAACGCTCTTGATACCAGGGATTTGTTGCCGTAGGGTCTTGACCAACCCTTCGTCTTGCGCTCCATTCGCTGCCGCTTGACGTATTTTCTCAGCATCGGCAACTCGAACAAATACAATCTCGTTGCCAGCGATAACATCACCAACAATCACAATCTCGTTTGGAGAGTCAAACAATTTGCTTACGTGTATTTTGTCCATGCCATTTTGGTTGCCTAAGCGTAGCCCCCGATCCTTGAACACTTCGCCTGAAAACAGAATTGTTCCGTTCTTTTCGCTCATGATTTGGCGACCATCAAGTTGCGATAGGTTGCGAAGAACCTCCATTGTGTTCAGTCCTCTCGTATCACGTGCAATGTATTTCAGGCTGTGGTCATTGATTTGGCGTAGCATTGGGTGAGCGTTCAAATATCCCTCAACATCCCTTGAGTTCTTGGTGAACTCATCAACAGGGGTGATGGAAACACCCGTCTTTGAGCCTCCTGCATCATTCAACAAGTGCAGGGCGGCATCCGTTGTTCGCACACCGATATACCCAAATTGACCTGCAATCGCCTTTCCAACGGTCATGCCCGAACTGGATAGGTTCTTTTCGGACATCTCTTTGAACACCATCACGTTTCGATCTCTATCTTTCGTAATTTCAGCAATACGCCAGCGAATGTTGTTTGAATCGATCAAATAAGGTGGGAAGAAGTCTTCGGACAATTTCTCGGTGTCCACATAAATGTCGTTTTGATTGCCAGATAGAGAAGAAATCACACCTTGATTGCTGCCATCGGAGATGATGAAAGGCGATTGTGAAACCATCACGAAATCGCTTGGCTCGTAGTGCATCAATCCACGATAATTCAAAGCGGTTTTTGCCACCGTATCGCTGGTTGCATCGTATTTATACCACGCTTGGGATTCAATTTGCATGGCAATCACGGCGTTGTCCACGAAGGAGGGAGATACCGCTTGCATGACGTTTGGATTACTTCGAACATCATTGAAAGTCATGGTCTTCCAAGTTGCAGGTAATCCTGAACCATCATGTCCTGTTCTTGGAACGTCGCTGTAATGAAGAGTGAGTCCGACGTAATCCGTGTATGCAGTATTTGTCAATGCTCCTTCTGGGGTGTAAATGCTGTCAATACCTGGGCTGATTGTGATGCTATCGCCATTTCGAGTGTAAGATAGTCGCCCCTTGTAGCCGATTGCGATAAGGAAACCTGATGCTGGCAAAGCAAGTCCGTTATCCACCCCATAGACGTTGCCTCCTTTGTTTGACAAAACCTCAACTTTGGGGTAAAGACGCAAAGAATTGTTTGGTTGTTTTACCTTTGCTACCTTTTGATGAATTGAGTGATCGCCCATGACCCCGTTTTCTTCTGCGTAGTTCGTTTCCGATTGGTAAATTGGCTCTCCGCCACCAGGATGTGATGATTGAGAATACCTTGCTTCAATATCAACATTGAAGTTGCCATCATCGTCATACCTGTGAGCATCGGATTTGAAATGCTGCAACATGTTTGCAGATGGAATCAAGTGCCAAACAACATCAAAATCGTTTGCATCTGGGAAATCAATTGTGAACGCTGAGGTGGCTGAGGTAATAGGCTCCAATTCGTTGTCATTCTTTGAAGCGTTCATCTCAAACACACCGTAGCGTTTGTCCCTATGGAACGGCTGTGAGGCATGAGCCGAAGATCCCATGCCAACTCTTGCACCCAAAACCCACCCATCTTGAAGGATGTCCGATGCAAAACCAAACAATTTGAGTGGACGGACTGGCCTCACGATGTAATCCACGTATTTTCGGACTGGATGAGAAGGAGTGGCTTTGCCCTCAATGGCGTTGTTTGTTGTGCTGCCATCAACTTCTGTTCGCAAAGTATCGTCTTCCTCATTCCTGTTGAGGTATGTTTTGCGGAGGATATATACGCCTCCCCACGCAGGGAGATCGGCAACGCCACGAACTGCCCAATGGTCTAACGCATGAGTCTTGTAATCTGTTCGAACCGTATCGTTGGGCAGCGACCCTAAAATTGCACCCTTATTGGCATTTGAATCTGGACTCCATGTAGGTTTTTTGCTGAAATCAGGTAGGGTTGAAGTTGCAGGAGAGGAAGGAGCATTGGTAAATCCGTTGGTTCCGAAATGAGTGTTTATAACATGTGAAGGAAGAACAGGGAATTGATAGCCGAGCATCTTATCGGTGTGTAGCGAAACGGCTCTTGTTCCAACAACCGAATAATCCACATTGTTGTTGGACTTCCTCTCACTTTCAACCTCCATGACAAGACCCAAGCGTGGCTCAGTTCGGGATTGAATCTGTCGAACATCTTGAACCTCGGTTGAAATATCAGGCGTGACACGTGATACCACGTTTCCTGTCATTTCGGCCTCATGATAACCCCCTGGTGGGTATGCAAACCGATTCCTTGCTTTATTGACAGCGTGTAAGTTCGTCTTGAAAGCGTTGCCTCGCAAGTGGTAAAAGTGGCTTCCCGCACCGAATCTCGTTGTGGTTGTTTTTGTCAAAAATGCACCTGCTGAGTCTTGCTGTGCATAAGCAACACTTCCGCTTTCTTGCACAAGGTCAATCCAAGGATCGCTACCTTTGTTTATGGGTCTGGTATCAACAGAATGAAGAATGCCTGTGTGAGAAGATGAAGCCGCAGTTGAAATTGCGATTCCGTATTTCCTTGAAAGGTAAGCCTCAACTTCATAGATTTCAGCAGCCGTCAATTCTCTTGGATATAGGACGATTTCAGCAATCTGACCGTTCAAGTAAAATGGAGAGGGAACTCGACCAATGTTCATAGCGTCGGCTGTGGCTTTGTGAAAGGGATCTGTCCTCGTATGCTTCAATTCACCGTTTAGGTGTATTTTTTGCGTAGCAGTAGCACCTGCGCCATCGCCACCTGAAATTATGCCTGTGATAATATCGGGTTCCCCTACCGTAATTGCACCATCGCCTACATTGACTGCGCCAAAATTAGCCCCTCTTCCATACCAAAACTCCCATCTGTTGCTCGATCCAGTCATGTTTCCATAGACGTTAAACCCTTGATGATTTGGTGAAGTCCTCCTGCTTTCAATAACCCCGTTGTAGTTGTCGTTGTCGCTGCTGATGGCTGCTACAATAAACAACGTCATTTGACTTGGATTTAGGGCTTCTTGGAATGGAGTTGAAAGAACGTCGTTGCCATCACAATTGACAACAGGCATGTTGCCAAAAGCCGTGTTTCTCTTTACGAAGGACGGTTGAGCCGATGGGTTTCCTTGTGTGAACTCCCACTTGTTTGCTGATGAATCAAACCAACTTGAAACAAACGCACCATCTTCTAAATCCAAAGAATCCGCTTTCAACCAAAGAACAGGTTGGCTTACAGGTAGTGTCGTTGGTCTGTTATCATCTAATTCATAGTCCCACATGCCAGCAGCCATAGCATCATGAGCAAGCATTCCGTTCTTGGTTATTCCAAGACTCCTTCCGATTCCAATTTGTTCTTCCTGTTCCTTGATAGGAGAATTGCTTTGCCGTGTATTCCTCTCAAATGGGTGAGCCTCCGTTGTGAAATCACTTGCTACAAAGCCAACAGGAACGGTTTGTGCTGGCGTGTTATCAACTCCAATCCCCGCCTCATAAGAAG